CACCGAATTATCACCGACCGTTTTTAAACGACACGGGGTTAAAAGATTGAATATCAATCGATTAACCCCGTAAAAGTCGGGATGAGGCGATTCTTTTTGTGATTGAATCTTAAGCTAAAATGCTGATAATCAATAGGGCAAAATGTTTTAATATAATTATTAACACCGATATTTCGCTGATTTGTGCATATCGCAAATATCTGAAAATCAAATATTTGGGTGAATAAGTAGCACAAATATTTGATAGTAAATCATGTTTTTTTCACTTTGCGCATGTCAATTATACGACATTTTCTTTTTGATTTCCCCGGCTTGTCAGCTCGTTAATATAGTCTTGTTGTCTGTCTATAGTCTTCAGCTGATTGTCGATTGTTCTCTGCATCCCGGAAATAATAGAATACAACTTTTCCGTGTCTTTATTTTTGTCGTATAATTCTCCAAGAATCAAGTAGTTAGCATCTACCCAATCGAAAGCGTCGATAATTTTTACAATAATTTCATAGCTGGGGAGATTCCTGCTTGAAATTAAATTTTTCACCGTTGTCCATGGTATTCCAACCTTTTTGGAAAACGTGTTCACGTTGTGCCCCTCACGTGTCATGATGATACGTATTCGGTCATTGATTGTTTCTTTTTTTTCTTCTTCCATAATGAATCTTTATTTAAATAATCACCCAAATATTTGGATATATCAAATATTTGTTGCATCTTTGCACCGTGTTATTATAATTAACACTGCGAATATAGTAAAAACATTTTGAATTTTAGAATAAAAAAGAAAATTATGGGAAAAATGGTATTTAGTGAGTACATGAATTCTTTGCCTAACATGAAGGTGGACATGATTCATAAAATATCTCAGGAATGTTTAGTTTCTGAGATGTCGGTATATCGATGGATTTCCGGCTCTGCCAAACCGGATGCCTTAAAACGAAAAACGATATCCAAAGTTCTTGGCATTCCAGAAAATGATTTATTCCCGGAGGACAACTGATGGAAGCTATCGAGTTCTATAAAACACCTGATGGTTCCGTTCTCTATAAAGTAGAGAATCAGCATGTCAAGGAACTGACATTGTCGGACCGTCAAATAATCACCGAAATGATTGATATAATACGTAATAGGTATTCTGAATGCTTCGATGCTTTAAGCAAGTTGTATACAATCAGCGAAAACAACCGGTTATTTTTTGAATTCAATATTGTCTCCAGATTTATTCGATGCAATTTCGGTGAATACGATGCACAACGTGCGGACATTGATGCTGATAGTTTCTTCCATTTCGAAGAGGTCGGTTGTCCTCTAAGAGGTGAATGTAAGTATGAAGGTATAATATGCAAGCCCAAACTTGACACTGTATTGACTGCGCGTGAAAAAGAAATAGTAGGACTTATCGCCAAAGGCCTCCATACAAGTGATATAGCCCAGTCGTTAAATATTTCTCCGACAACTGTAAATCGGCATCGTGAAAACATAAAGGCGAAACTCAACATGAGAACTGTTGCACAGATCGCTGCCTACTACACGAATTATATAAATCATGATGATTGAAGAATGTAAATCGTGTACCGAAGTGCGTAATTGCATTAACGGGCATTTTTGCGCAAAGCTCAAAAAATATGTAGAATATTCAAGGAAAAAAGAATGTAATAAAAAAAACAATGACAAGCATAAGGAAAACAATGAAGTTGATTAAGACTTCGCTAAATGCAAAAACGATTACTTTTCATCTCACTCGCCGTGACGGGAAGAGGTTTCGTTTCACGCCAACAATGCGTAGAAAAGTTAGAATGTACAATGCCCAACTTTTTAAATCGTTTTGTAAAAACTATAAAATAAAACATAGAATTAACATTAAAAGAAAGGAAAATCATGGAAACAATTGATTTTGAAACGGCCATCAACGAATTGAAAGAAAATGACACATTACCATCTTCGTTTTCAATCGACGAGATTTTATACAGAGAAGGTGAAGTGACGTTAGTTTACGGACATTCTGATAAGCAACTCACAAACGTATTCGTCGTTTGGGATGCAAGAGGCCATGCTCGGTCTCACTATTTGGAAAGAAAATTTATTCCAGTGGCTTGGGGTCTTGATATGGAGGATGATACTATTAAAAGATTTTTACCAATCAAACTTCGAAGAGATAAATATTATGACCTTAAATTTTTAAAAAATGTACATAGATAAAGATTCGCGCGGCAAATACTCAATAAATGAGTTAACCAAAAACGATATGATTTTTATAAAAGCAGCTATTGACAGATGCTCAAGAGATGATAATACGATGGGTATCTTGTTATATGAGTTTAAAGAAAAATTGGAATTTCAAGAACAAATTGATAATAATGAAAGGAAAGAAAAATAATGTCCATAAAAAATGGACACATGATGACGCGGATTATATTCGCTCTCATTTGGGCACAACATCATGGGATGATATGGCCTTTGCCCTTCAACGCAGCACGATGAGCATACGTCTTTATGTTCTGCGGCACAAACTGACTCCAAATGGACAAGTGAAATGCAACCGCTTAGCTGCCCTGTTACAGTCGAGATTTAAGCACCCGGAAGACTTTACGCCGAGCAGGGCGTTCTATCAGGAAACAGGTATTGGCCAACGTAGGTATTGGGATATATATTTCGGCCGTAAGGCCATAACGGGCAAAGAGTATGCAGCCGTGGCAGAATATCTAGGTGTATCTGTAACAGAAGCGTTTGAAGCATTGCAACTCGATTTGTTCGAGGAAGGAAATAAATATGATTGATAAAAATTTTATCGACAAGGTTAAATCGGCTCTTAATATAGTGAATGTGATTGAATCATTCACACATCTGCAAAAGGCAGGCGTCAATTATAAAGCGATTTGTCCATTTCACAATGACAGCCATCCGTCCATGGTCGTAAGCGAGACCAGGCAGACATACCATTGCTTCGTATGCGGAGCAAGTGGTGACGTCATATCTTTTGTACAGAACTATCAAAATATCTCGTTTATTGAGGCCTTGCGATGGTGTAGTAATCTGGCAGGAATAGATTTCCCCGAAAAAGAGATGACTAAAGAAGAAGAAACTGCGTACAAACTAAAGGAATCACAGTATATAGCGATATCAGCAGCAGCTAAATTCTATCAGGAAAATATTTATCAGGCGGAAACTTTCCTAAATCAACGAGGTTACGAAATCACGGATAAATCTCTATCTGATTATGGCATAGGCTATGCACCGCAAGGGAATTTAGCACTTGAGAAACTTACAAACTCAGGTTATTCTCCGGATAGACTTGCCGAGGTCGGAGTACTGGGATGCAAAGATGGCCGACATTATGATTTTTTCCGGGATAGATTGATTTTCCCGTTTTTTGATTTGTCCGGACGTGTTGTCGCCTTTTCTGGTAGAATTATCACTCCAAAGGATGGAGTAGGTAAATACATAAACACTGGTACCACTCCTCTGTTTACCAAAGGTAATCATATATTTGGATTATACCAGGCAAGAAAGGCTATTGGCAGAAGTGGCTTCGTATATCTTGTCGAGGGACAGTTCGATGTTATGACACTGCACAAATATGGTGTCGAGAATGTCATTGCAGGTAGCGGCACTGCATTCACTGATGAGCAGATAAAATTGATCATGCGATTCTCACAGAAAATCGTTATGATATATGACAGCGATACTGCAGGCATTCATGCAGCAATTAAAAATTGCTCTTTGTTGTTAAAAGCTGGGGCAAGTGTAAAGTGCATCCGACTACCAAAAGGACAGGATCCTGACAATTTCGGACAAATCAACAAAGAGCGTACAGGTAAAATGCTTCTGGAGCTTACTGAAACATTTCCAAAGGCATTCAAACGTCTGATGGTCCAGCGAGGTTGCAAAGACGAGACCGTGATCAGCGAAGCAATGAATCAAATCACATCTTTGATCGCCTGCGTTCAGGATGCCGGGCTTCGTCTTGAATACATGAAGGCCATGGCCAGGGACTTTGAGACAAAAATGGACATTCTTGATCAAAAAGTCAGGGATATACGACGCAACGTCAATGATGTCAATAAGGCGGAGATGCAGACAGGCTTATATGGCCTTGACGTTTTTAAGGAAAATCTCGTCAACGACCAGCCGGGAATTCTCACATCAGTACTGCAAGAATTTTTGGACGGTTATGGAGATAGCCCGATAATTTATGTGTCTGGTCTTCCATCAGCAACGGACATACAGAATTTGCGACGAATTTACAGCTATTTTGTTTCTTCTGATGCTGGATGCAGCATCAACTCTGAAGGTGTAGAAAGCGATTATCTAAAGGCCTTATCTGATATGTTCAAAGCCGGCATATCTCAGCTTTCAATCATATCCGGAGAACACACGGAATCTTTTGTCGACTTTTATATACGTCTCCATGGAGAATTGCTTAATGGATTCTTAGGTGACAAGGTACCTCTGATCAGCCGTTGTGTAGAACTTACAAGTTACACGGAGGAGACGATTGTAACTGTTAATCGCAATCACTATTGTAGTCAGCTCCATTTGACTAAAGGCCAGTTCGATGATATTAGGAAGCCGTTTGTCGCTAAACGCAAATCTGCGCTGAAATTGAATTCACAAAATGACAATATAGATGATGAAGATTTCGACCCCGACGAGCTGCCCTCTTATGTGACAGATAATGATGACTATAACAGAATGTGGCGCGAATGTGGATATTATCCGCGTCTGAACAAAAATGGAGAGCCAATTTGTTACATGTTCCGCAATAAAAATGGAAACGGATTCACACAAGTTGGGGATTTCTATATGACACCGCTGCTTCACATATTTAATGATGATTTCGAACAGAACAAGCGCGTGCTGAAAATTAACAGAAGATATTTTGAGACACCAATATATATTGAGGTAACTTCCAAGTCGCTCTTAAAAATGGCGAATATTGAAGAAGTTTTAATAAACTATGAAGCTGTCAATCTTACCAATTGTGAGGAATGGCAGTGGAAAAAAATCAAAGAATACATGAGTAGACATTTTGTTATGTGCTCAGAAATTAAAGTGTATGGAAACCAACAGAGCGAAGGAACAAGTCGAAAAACGGATGAGCAGTTTTTCGCCTTCGCCAATGGTATATTTCATAAGGTAGACAACGTGTATAAATTCGAGCCTGTTAATGAACTCGGAGTTGTGACACATAATAAGAAGAATTATTATCTGCCAGCTTTCTCAACAATCTATGCAGGCAGTGGCAGACAATCGGATAAATACGAACTAATATCGCAACTCGCATATAAGGACGTTCCGGTTTCTAAGCGTGTGTCATTCGAGAAATGGGCAGATCTCATGAACCGGGTCTATAAGATTAACGACAATGGAAAATGGGCGATCGTCTTCGCCATCATGTGCGCCTTCAGAAGTAATATACATTGCATCGACAGACTGTTTACCGCACCTTTTTTCATGGGGCCTATGTCGTCAGGAAAAACTCAGATAGCTATATCTATCCGTTCTCTTTTTATTTCGCCACAAATACCGATATTCAATTTGAATACTGGTACCGATGCTGCTATGTCAACGATTATGGGGACATTTAAGGATGTACCGGTCGTTCTCGATGAATATAACAACAAAGATATTTCCGACACAAAATTTCAGGCACTAAAAGGCATCGTTTATGACGGTGATGGAAAGCAAAAAAGACGCGGCACGACGGGCCGAGAGATAGAGAACGACAAAGTATTCGCCCCCGTCGTTATATGCGGCCAGGAAACGCCACAACGCGACGATAACGCACTTATGAGCCGTGTTATCATCTGTGAGGTCCCAAAGCCTAAGAACAGGACGCAGGATGAAGTGAGGATATTTGAGCAGCTCAAGGAAATCGAAGACCCGAATAAGGTCGGGCTGTCGAACGTGTTATTAGAGATATTGGAACTGAGACCTCTTGTCATGGATCATTTCCGTCAGCTCAAGCTGGAAGCCTATGACGAACTAAAGCACGATGTTATTAACTCCGGTGAAATGGACCGTCTAATGAAGACAGCAAGTCTGTTCCTTGGAACTGTAAAACTGATTGAGCAATATTCCAACTTGAAACTTCCGTTTTCCTACCAGGAGTTTTTTCATATAGCACAGGCAAAAATCAAGTTCCAGCTGTCTTTAATTCGCAGCACTGACAAGCTGGCCATGTTCTTCAATGCTATCAACAACATGATCGACACAAAACAGGTACTGGAAGGTAGAGAATTCATTATTGACGAGCCCAAGAAAGTGACGGGCAATGATACTCATGGGGACAAGAAGACATTTACCTTCGAACCAGGGACTAAGGTGATGTTTATCCGTCTCAGTGCCATTTTCTCGATATACGACCGATCCGGATATAATTCCGAGAACACAACGCTATCGACAATCGATCAGAACCTGCGAAGCCACCCGTCATACATCGGTACCGTTCCATCACGTCGGTTTGAGTGGGAGGAGACTGTCGAAGTTCCGCGTAACGATGACCAGGAGACGATGGTACGTGTTCGTAAGATGAGAAGCACATCAACCAGCGCGGTGATTGTTAACTATGACATATTTAAAGAATCGTATAATATGGATTTCTGCCGCACATCAGTATGGCCAACCCAAAAAGAGCAAGCAGCCGAAGCTAATGTTATCGAAGATACTCATAAAAAAGAGTCTGATTTGCCATTTTGACGGTATCATATATACCCTATTTATTAGGGTATAATATCCAATTTATACTATACAAAGGTACAAAAAAATATTGATAAATAAGAAAAAATGCCGATAAAATTTAGTAAAAAGTTATTATGATTTTTGCCGTGTCAGTCCGTGAGGATAGGCACGGTTTTTTTATTCATCAAAAACCCGAAAAGATGGCAAAATCCCCCGTACCCCCTAATTTTACAAAAAAAACAAGGAAAACAGTACTTTTGAAAATATTTTTCAGAAAAAAGCGTTCCTACAATCCTACATTCCTACAAATTATTATTATTTTCAAAACTTATTATTATTTATTTATTTGATTATCAGTTATTTATATTGATTTTGTTGATTTTGTTTTTTTGTAGGAAATTTGTAGGATTGTAGGAATTTGTAGGAAATAGGATTTTTGCCGTTTTTTGTTAAATTTTAAATTCGTTCCTACAAATTTCGGTTTTTGTAGGATTGTAGGACAAAAAAATGTTGGAATATTAATAAAATATTTGAGTGATATAATCAATTAATTGGCTGATTATTAGTACCTTTGCATTTATGCTAACCTATTTTGTAGGAATGTAGGAACGTAGGAACGGAAAAAAGCAAAAAACTATATGGAGAAAAAAAAACGGTATCTCAAAAAAGTTACATCTATCAAAATTGAGCCATATCTCGCCGAGTACGTGTTGGCAAAATTTCCCGTTGACCATAAGACAGGTGGTGTTAAGATACCGTCTAGTTCGGATTTGTATTTTGCAATTTGGGAACTTATGTCAAAACCTAGACATGACCAGGATGATGCGGATGGAAACCTGATGATATCACTTCCTTGCCGGCGTGGATATGACAGCATTGCATGGAAGGATCCTGCTTATTATAACCATCTCAGTCGGTCGGCGGCCAAATCAATCGAGAACGTCATCCGGCTGATGTTTAATTTTGAGCTTCACAGAGTGTTGCTCGAAAATGAAGAGTTTGGTCATGAACGTCGTAATCAGGATGTCATCTATGATTTCATTCGTGAGTATAACCTAAAGTCAATCACACCTGATGCTCTTCTGAAGAATTATTATCGTTACCGTAACCGTATAAGGCCGAAAAAGACGAGAAAGTATAAAAAATGATTGATTTTAATTTTTTTTAATACATACCGAACGGCCATATCTGTCACTCAAATATTTGATTTACAAACTAATATTATTCATTATGAAAGAATTTACGAATTTAATTAAAGTATTGCCAGTTAATTCATCGGGTAAGTCCTATGATTTTATGGCTGATTTTTTCACTTTCACGCCATCACCATCTGATGATGACGCTGGAATGTATTATAACTGTGACAAAACGTTTGTCGTTGATATGCCTGAAGATGATACTATCAAGTATTTTGCTATACCCAGATCCTGTATCGTCGAAATAAAATCATCGGATCAAACAACTCATTCAATTGGTACAGAAGACATACCTGCCAAGGTAAAAATAAGTGTTCATCTCAATATGGCTTCATTGGTCGTCACATGTAAAATGCTGCATAATCCCTTATTCTAAGGTCTTTTGATTCACCTTATTTAATGTATAATTTTGAAGAAATTTATTTTATGAACGAATTGCAGCAGCTTCTTTTATCCAGTATGCCTTTATGGATAACTGTCGATGGATATCGTAAACTTATGTTGACGGCATTCCCTTTGACCGGAGAAAAGAAGAGTGAAAATACAAATCTGAGCAGTGATATTTTAGAATATCTAAAAAATCATACAATGTATCAATGGCAGACACATTGCGCTATAAGCAAATTGATGATGTCTGTAAATGATGACATTAATATTACAGACGAATATTCCTCTGAGGAACTTCAGGATAACACGATCGCTTATCATCGTGTATGGGGACCAGTGCTGGCTGACAGTTATTGGCATTTTTCAAGTAAACAACTGGAAAAGGATATTATCGCAGCAGAGGCGAATCCTTCGATAACGTCGCATCTTATTCATGTAAATTCACCTGGTGGGGAAGCGTGGTATCTGGATAGGCTCAGTGAAACGATGAGAGCTGCTCAAAAACCGATGACGGTTATATATGAAAGCACTTGTTGTTCTGCGGCATATCATATTGCCTGTCACGGTAGAAATATATATGCTCTAACTAACAATGATTTTGTAGGGTGCATCGGAACGATGTGCAGCTTCTATGATTTTCAACCATTTTTCGAGAAACTTGGAATTAAAAAAGTAGAGGCAAAAGCCACAAATTCCACATTAAAAAATAAGGTGAGTGATGATTTGATAGATGGTAAGCCTGAGAATTATATCAAGAATATTCTCGATCCTCTGAATAACCAGTTCCTTGCTGAAGTGAAATCTCAGCGTAAAAAGATCTGTAACCTCGATAATTCGGCTCCAGTTCTTCAGGGTGAAACCTACTACACGGATGATGCAATCGAAATTGGACTTGCTGACGGGAAAAAATCTTTTATCGAAGCTGTTGCAGAATCAGCTGCGCTTGGCAAAGAATATTCAGATTCTCTCAAACTAAAAAATAGCACTTATAATTTTGTCTAATTAATAATTTTAGTATGAATTTCAAACAAAAACTCGAATCTGTTCTTGAATTCCTTGGATTCAAACAGAAGTTCGCCGACAAAAGTCTCACACAGGAGGAATTCAGTTCTATTGTAGCCGAATATCAGAAAAGGTACCAGACTACACTTCAGGACGATCTTGCTGCCGAGGATGCGGCGCAAAAACAGCATGAGCAGGCTGAACAGTTCCAGCAGCAGCTCAACAGCATCTACAATGCAGTGAATAGCATTGCCAAACCTGTAGACGAAAGTGGACACAGTGAAGAACAACAGCCGGCCATCAATGCTACTGCTGCTGACGTGGTCAATGCCATCAATAATCTCGGAACTGTATTCCAGACTATTGCGGCGAAACCTGCTGATGACGTTCCTGCACAGGTCGTTAACATCGCTCCTATGTCCGTTAACGGGTTGGGAAATACTCCAGAATATCTCTTCGGTGTCGAACATCCTATGTTTGACATGAAGAAGCGTTGGAATATAATTTCCGCCAATCCACGTGCTCGTAACAGCATGGAAGATCCGGATGAGCAGACCGACGGACATGCTTTCCGTGTCGAGTCAGCTAATTACTGCAAAGGTCTGAAGGCGCGTTTCCAGTATCTCCAGCAGAATAAGATGTTGGATGCAAAGGCTCTGTCAGAAGGGAAGTTCTCAAACAACTATGATGGTGTAACCAATGCTGGTGTCGGAAATCAGTTCGTCGTACTCCGTCAGGATGCCTTGATTGCGCACATTCTACAAAAACGTGACCTTACGCAGTATTTTCCAGTACGTTATGGAATCCAGGACCGTGATCTTCTTTTCAACGCATACTTCGACGAGCTCTCTCAGGCTTATCAGGAAGGTGAAGTCTACAAAGGCGGCATGAAGATTGAGAATGAGATGGGTTATGTTGACGATGCCATGATAAAGATGAAATTCGGTCCTATGAAGGAACTCGAACGCATGTACATCGCTTATCTCAACAAAGAAGGTAGTGATCCTATCAAGTGGACAATGATTGAGTATTGTATTCTCAATTCTCTCCAGCAGGCTCAGGTAGAGCAGAACAAACGACGTATGCGTGGTATCTATGTGAAACCTGAAAAGGGTGTTGCTGGATCTTACCTGAATTCGGGTACTGGTATTTGGTACACATTGCTGAGATACGTACATGACTTCAGTATCAAACCGCATGATGATAAATCCTATCGTACATATACTTCCGCCACATTCCTGGAGGCCGTTCAGCAGTTTGTATCCGATATTCGTTCCAGCATCACAGAAGACATGGATATCGACAACCATGTTCTATATCTGAATAAGAATCACCAGTCTTGGTGGATTCAGAATGTTCGAGATAAATATCATCTCGATACAGATTTCAATGGTCCAACCGGTTATTTGAATGTAGTCCCAGACACAAGCACACGCATTGTGTGGCTTCCGTATGAAGGTCAGTCTACACTGATGTTCATGGATGTACCTGGTAACATTCAATTTGTCGAGTATATCGCTGGTGAGATGCTTGGAATCAAGATGGAGGAATCCATGGAAATGGTTCGTGCATGGTCAACATGGAAAGAGGGTTGTGGTGCTGCTTTCACTGGCCGCAAATTCTCAACCAAGGAAGCTCTGGACGCAAACGGTTATGAGTGGCAGCAGATATTCATGAATCTCCCAACGTTCACAATTGCGGATGCCATTGATGCCAAGAATGGATTCTGGCAGATTACTGGAGCAACAACTACCGCAACTGCCATAACTGATATTGCAAATGCAAAGTTAGGTGTGGCTTACTGCATCGAAATTGGTGATGCCAGCAAACTTGTCACAATTGCTCAAACAGGAAAATTCGCAAACATCACTAAGGCGTTCGCGCCAAAGGCTGTCGGTGATTACATTCTTGTTATCCTCGATTCTACGGGTAATTACCGTGAACTAGAACGTCGTGAAGATGGTAAGCGTACCATCAATGTCGAAGTACAACCAAATGTACCAGGCGGACGTTAATCTTTAATTAAACAATATATAAACATGGCAGTCGGATAATACCGGCTGCCTTTAATTCTTACAATTATGATTAAACATAAAATTCCTACGCATTATCGTCAATACGACCCGTCAAAGGGCGTTCGTTATGAGAACCGGAATGGACGTAACCTTCTGTTTACGATACTGGCTCTCATAGCTTTGGTTTTTATCCTTCAGCTCGTATGCGATCCGGCTTCAGCTTGGGGATTGGGCGGTACCGGAGTATCCATGGCCACAATGTTGACTATCGGCAGCATCGATGATGTTTCCGATCGGGACACGCACGGATCCGCAATATCGTATATCGTATATCTCATTGCGATTGATCAGATTGATCGAACAAAAGCTTTTCCACAACCTGATAAGGACCGAATCGTTGCAGAGGTCCCTCTTAAGAGTACAGAAGTACCACACTATTTCGAAGCTCATGACATACCAACACTTACGTCATCGACGGAAAAAGGTGATATTACAACGTCAGGTACAAACTCTTTCGTTATCATTATGGGTGGAAACCGCGATGCAATAGACAATTTTATTGAAGAGTACGGAGGTGGAAAGTTCGTGATAATCTACAAGCACGTCAAGGATACTCAATGGTACATTCTTGGCGAACTGGAGCGTCCAATGATTCTCAACAATACGGAAACCAAAGACGATAAGGATGGACGTTATACAACTTTCACATTCAAACGCTCGTCTGTCGATCTTCCTCTTAAATATAAGGCAGATCCGTCAGGTACAACTACAGCAGCAGTAACACCTTAATAACTTGAGGGATAACATTCGTTATCCCTCATAATTTAATTATTATGGAAAGTAAATTAAAAATATCAATTTTCAATAGTCTGCGGTCTAAAAGATTGGCTCAGATAGACGTTGCCTTATTGCAAAAACATCATCCGTATCATACGGATTTGTCTCGTTATTTGCGCAATCCGGAAAGATATTCCGACGAAATTTTGTGGGCGTTGCTCGGAGTCTGTGACGCTGATACTATAGTTTCTAATCGTAAAAATCACACTGCTGATGATGGAACAAAGCACGACGGGTCTAATAATATTGATGATACCGATACTGGAGAACCAGGTGATGATGAATCCGAAGGTACAGAAACAGAACACACGGATCCTACAGATACATTGCAGCAAGATGGAGATTCCAAAACCTCAGAAACGAATGATGCAACTTCCGAAAACCATGACGTTAACCCTGACGGTGTCGGACAAACTGCTGGTCAAATCGTTCAAGTCCCTTCTGATGAGGAGTCTGCTTCGCAAAAAACGACAGAAGTCGAACCTCCTCCAGATTCGAATGATTCAAAAATACCAGAACCGGATGACCCTTCTAAAAAAAAATAGTACACAAAGAAGAGGAATATCCGCGTATCGAATGGGACGATCTTGCAGACCCAGATGTCCAGACGGCGACAATTCTTTATAATGACCGTGTTAATACATGGCGACAGATGAAGCAGCTCGATGAACAGCTTGAAAAGAAACCTACAGCTCAGGCGGTAGCTCAGATGGCTGAACTACGAATAAGGAATCTGCAAGCGTTCAGCGAGCTGAAGTCATTTAACGACACTGGTCAATTCCTAAATATACATCCGCTTCTGGAAGGACGCTCTGAATTCTCTGAACTTTTGCATCTGTTGCAGCAGGATCCTGCAGAGTTCCTACGGCAGCATAAGAATGTCCTCGACAATATCAAAAGATATAGATGCTATCTTAAGCGCGAAAATCGTAAAGACCGTCGTGAAAGTGATAGGAAAAATCTTCGCAGACATCAGGAACGAGAAAGATTGTTTAAGATGGTGTTAGAACAAAAAAACAATAAATAAAATGGAAAAGCTAATAGAAGTCTTTAATTTGGGCAATTTACCAACTGCCCCGCTGGATTCTTTCTTAGAGCTTCAGGAAGATTTTAAAAAATCAGATCCTGACAAATTATCGAAACTTCAGATGTTGATTCTGACACGAGGTTTCAAGTATTCATTTAAAGCCTGGCGTGATCCTGACGGTAAGTTGTGGATTATCGATGCACATCAACGGCGCAAGGCCTTAATCGCTCTTCGTAAGGCAGGTTTTACGGTTCCCGAAATACCTTATGAACCGATTCAGGCTGCTGATAAAAAAGAAGCTGTTGAAGAAATAGCAGCGTATAATTCTGAATTTGCGCAGAAGAATCCAGATACAATATTATTTAAAAAGTACAAGATAGACGATGATACTCTTGGACGCTTTAATTTGGGATTTGAGATAAAACCATTAGATTACAACTCTAATGAATCTCTGTTTATACCTGAATCAGAGTCGAAAGACATAAAAGAAGATGACCTTCCTGAAACTACAGAAGAAAACATTTTTGCTGTACCCGGTGATATTTTCATTCTCGGAAAAAATCGTCTTATGTGTGGAGATTGCAGATCCATGGATGATGTACTTAAACTTATGGATGGGCATTTCGCTGACATGATATTGACAGATCCACCATATAATGTAGATTACCATGGTGATCCGAGAAATCAAAGGGAAGGAATCGAAAATGATTCAATGGATAAAGATTTGTTTGCGACATTTCTCCTCCAGGTGTTCGGTGTCATGTTCAAAATAATAAAGCCAGGAGGTTCATTCTATGTATTCCATTCAGAAGCTGAAGGCGAAAATTTCAGATCTACAATTCGCAGATCAGGTTTTAAAATATCCCAATGTTGTATTTGGGAAAAAAGTTCACTGATGATTGGACATAACGATTATCAATGGCAGCATGAACCATGTTTATATGGATGGAAACCTGGTAACTCACATTTTTGGAATTCTGACCGGAAACAAAGTACAGTATGGCATTTCGACAAGCCGTTGGCTAGTAAAATACATCCGACAATGAAACCAATAGCGTTAATGGCATATCCAATATGCAATTCGAGCCGTGAAGGGAATATTGTCGCAGACTTCTTTTCAGGTTCCGGATCAACAATCATGGCATGCCAGCAGACAGACAGAATTGGATATGGTATGGAAATCGAACCTAAGTATGTATCGGCTTCTGTACTGCGATATAAGTCTATGTTCCCTGAGCAGCCAATTACTCTCATTAGAAATAATTCTTTGCTTACTGTTGACGAAACAAATAATGTTATTAAATGTGTTCAAAGCTAATTGATCAGTTATCTGACGAATATGTCTCGCAAGTGCGTACATTCGGAGCTCTTGACTATACCCCGGAACGTATTTGTAAACTTCTAAACCTTTCAAAAGTTAAAAGCGTCGTTTTGAAGTTGCGTATCGAGATTCCGGAAGATATATATTACAAGGCTTATCACCAGGGGAAAGCCCTCGGAGAATACAATATCGATGCAGAACTTGCCAAAAAAGCTGAGACAGGTGATGTCGATGCAATAACCATCTTGGAAGAACGAAAAAATGAACGGTCAGAAAAAGACCTTCGCTATAAACTTTTTGGAATATGACAAAATCGGCGATTGAAAAGCTTGATGAAATACACCCTGATTTAATATCAACATTTCTCACTACTGGAGAATGCAAAGGTATTCCGGAAGATGTTAAATTATTTTTGCATCAACTGCAATGGGCTGCCGAAATATATGAATATGAACGAAATATAACCCGTGCAGCACATAAACTTCGCATTCGCATTAATGCGGAGCAGGGAATTAAAATTGAAGTCAGGACATGTATGTCCAGAATATATCAGGCTATCAATTACTTTAACGTTGACTGTAATGTTCCTATAAAAGTTTGGGAAAGCAATTTCGCAAACAAATACGAAGATCTGGCAAAGCTGTGCAGCCAGCGCAGAGATTACAAAGGCCAGAAATCATGTTACGATGCCGCACTGGAGTGTCGCCGTCGTGCTTCGGAGATTGCCGAGGCAGACCGTGACCTCGGTGTGGTATTCATTATCAGTCCTGAATTGACTGCGGATGAGATGGGATTCCAGAAGAAGTCGCTCAAGGAGATAGCTGCAAAGCACAACGAGGGCTTCTATGTAACACTTATCGACAACCTTCCAATCGAGAAGTCGGAAAAGAAACGTTTGCTTCGCGATGCTGATATTCAGGATGCAGAAATAATCGAGGAGGTGAGCGATGTCTAATATTACCCAGGAAGGTATGGAGCACTATTATATGAATTCTATGCAGCTCCTTGCCAATATAATTGATCCGAACATGTTATTTGCCGAAGTAGCGCGAGCAGGAGGTAAAACAGAGGGCGTAATGGGACCGAGAATCATTCGTGTTGCGAATGATATGCCAGGGGAGCTGTCTTTCCTTGTCCATAAGACATACGTCGCGCTGATGACGAACGTATGGCCGAACATACAAGCGTATTTTTCACGTCCTGTAATCGTTAATGGAAAACAGAGGGCGATGTTGGAGTATGGCATTGATTATGTAGTTGGAGAATCAAAACTGCCTTCACATTTCCGAATGCCTCGATATCCAATTTCTTATGCAAAACATTCGATTATCTTCAGAAACGGATTTCACATGCAACTGGTCGCTTCTGATCAGCCTGAATCTGTTGCAGGTCGTAATGGCGTGCATGCTTTTATTGAGGAAATGAAACACAATTCCGGTGAAAAGCTAAAAACGCGTCTTTTCCCTTCTCTGCGTGGTGGTCCTGCTGACATTAGACGCTCTGCATACTATGAAGGCGTTACTGGAGTAAGCGATACCGCTCGTGTAGATCTGGGTGAGGATGATTGGTTTGAAGAATATGAAAACAAAGTCGATAAAAATCTTATTGATGAAATTGCTACCGTATCTCTTGAAGTCAACAGATCGCTTTATCGACAATATGTTCTACAGCAGGAACTTAAAAAAAATACAAACCCAGTTACAATTGAAAAAATTCGCCTGGAGACACAGCGTCTTGCTGCTTTTATTGCAAGGTGGAAGCCGCGGCTTGCCGATATGAGACGTAATGCAATATATTATATACATGCATCGAGTTTCTGCAACAAAGACATACTTGGCCCTAAATTTTTTAAAACTCAGCTTGACACACTCGACATCGACGAGTTCTTGACTGCTATATGTGCTATACGACATAAGGAAGTTACGAACAAGTTCTTTGTTTCTTATGATCGTGAGCTTCACCAGTTCAAAGATAGCTATTTATACGAGTCAATTCTGAAATTTAACCTCCGTGATCGCTTTGTTCTTACTGCACGTTACCTGAAACACTACGACAAGAGCGAACCTCTCTATTTTGGTTATGATCCTGGCAATTTCTCGTCGATTATCGTCGGTCAAAAGAAAGATTACGGACGCAGATTCGACATAATTAAGCAGTTCTATGCAATTGTACCTGACGATCAGCAGTCACTTGCCAGCCAGGTATATCAATTTTTTGGAACAGACGCGATAAATAAGATGATTTATCTCTATCCAGACCGTGCAGGCAACAAAAAAAAGGAAGAAATCGAACAAATAACCACTGATTCAAAGACTTTAAAGGCTGCTCTTGAGAGTTTTGGGTTTAGCGTGATGCTTTTCAATGAGGGTGCGCCAACAATCTATCATTGGCAACAGTTCAAATTATGCCAGATGCTTTTTTCCGAACGTACACCGATGCTTCCAAAAATTCGTATCGACGAAAATGAGTGTCCGGATTTATGTTCGGCCATATTAATCAGTCCACTCAAAAAAACGAACGGAACAATCGAACTTGACAAGTCAAGTGAGAAAAAAGAACCGTTAAAACACCAGGCAGGACTGACAACACAGCTGCCTAGTGCAATGATTTACTTACTTTATGGCCTATATTCCGATATTGTAAAGAAAGAATTAAGTTCTTATCCTACAGATTTACCCGATAATATAAGTATTTAGAACGAAAATGTCCAAATAACGTTCCAATAATTGATTAAAATGGTCGAATAATCGCAACATTTTACATTGTTGAAAATTGCAACTAATTGTAATTTAATTACTTATGTTTGAACGGAAACGGCCAAAAATAATTTAAATCGTTGTTTTTAGCACGCACCGCTGAAAAACGGATATGAGGTGCTTGGTCACAATCACGGGAAATATGATGGTAGGGCCCCCCGCGGTCCTTTGTTCTACGGTACAATTTAATTAATTTCGCATTATGGATAAACCATTTGAGATGAGTGGCATTGTTGCACTGCAATGGGCACGTGAGATCAGCAAACTGCCCAATGGCAACTTCACCATTTGTTTCTTTCCTTATTCCAGGACGAAAGGAGTTGCCAGTGCTGGCATGGAGGTCAAAGAACGATGCACTTATAGAACACAGCTCCCAAAAGAAAGGTATTCTGTTGATTCAGAAAACTATTTGTTATTTAATGACGAGCATGGTGATCCAAAGATGTGCTATCGCATATTAATAAGATATATGGGATTTCCACAGGATGGATATAAACTTCATAAGATTAATTGGTTATGAATGATGAGATAAAGTTAAATGGTAATGCCGGTTATTATGTTAACGATGGCAATGTACTGTCTTTCCAGATTGGTGAGGGGCAGCAGTTATTTGATACCCCAATATTGTCAGTTCCGCAAGGTGCGTTCCTTCCAATAAATGAACATCATTGGCTTGGCGTAAATGGTTATCAAGTGTGCCTGCGTGGATGGAATAACAGATTGTGCGATGAGATAACAATGGAGATAAAGCAGAACAGATTGCTACCTAGATTGTACTCCAAAGAGATAAAGATGCTATATGGCCATGGTCCTGTTATATATACACAGACCATTGCAGATGGTAAACTTAAACGTGAATACACTACACTTCCGGATGTCGCTGACTGGATGAATACATGGGATGAACGTGGTATGTTGCCAATACAGGACTTTTCTAAGTCTTGTATTAAGAACTATTATTATTTCGGAGACTTCTTTGCAAAGTGGAGGTTCTCACGTGGCAAGGGTATGGGATTCCTTCCTGTTTCTGGACTGGAATCTATTGATAACAAATATTGTCTCCTGGCCACAACACGTCAGGATGTCGCAAGTCAGTTGATTAATTATAATGACTTCCATCAAATTGTTGTTGGCAAATGGACATTCGGGACTTCATCATATAGTATCTATCCGAAATTCAATCTGGCTGAAGTCGATAATTATAATTATGTAGCTATATCACATCATAGGGAAAAATCTGTCGATGAGTTCTATGGTGTCAATGAGACTCATCAGGGAGCACGTCCATATATACAAGGTAGTAATAAGACTGCAATATATATCAACTCTTTTCTTAAAAATTCACTTGCAGCTAAAATACACGTGATTATTCCGAATGCGTGGATTTCCGCTAAAAGAAATCAGATTATTTCCTTATGCGAAGAAAATAAAATTCATAAATCAAAGAATGAAGACCTTATTATATATAATGGTATCGACATCGGTACAGAATTTAAAGAATCAACATTGATTAAATATTTGCGTCTTGAACTACGAAAAATTAGTAATTATCTGTCTGGAGCGGACAATCAAGGAAAGGCCTTTTCGACGATTTCATTTGTTGATGCAAGTGGACATGAACAAGAATGGAAAATTGAAACTGTAGACCTAAAATACAAAGAATATATTGAAGCATTGATATCCTACGATAAACGTACAGAACAGGCACTTCTGTCTTCTGTCGGTTTGGATTCTGCAATATCGGCCGTGGACAAAGATGGCATTATCAGCAAATCTGGAAGTGACTCTTACTACAATTACCTTATATATATAATGTCTTTAACTCCAGAAGATGAAATCTGTGCGGAACCGCTCAATTTAGCTTTACGTGTTAATTTCCCTGATTATTACAAACAGGGTTATCGCATAGGATTCTACAGAGAAGTTCCTGCAAAGCAGGAAGATGTTTCTCCTAATAACCGATTAAACCAACAACAGTCATGACAGGAGTTTTAAAAAAATTATTCGGAGATCTATCCACATTTAGTCATTATGCACCTGGTGTAGAGACAAGTATGGATCTTGACGATTTGGGGCCTTCGGGCTATATGGCGGAACGAAGGGTTAAGTCGTTGATTTCTATTGATGTGTTCAATTCCATTACAGCTGATATGGAAGAGTATGAACCGTTGCGATCGGCGATGGCAAATCTCACTCTTAATCGGCAGCTCGTTTTTGATGCGGTGTCCAGACGTAAAAATGGAGTCGATGTATACAAATACGAGTTGGAAGCTATGCAGCGCAGTTATCAGGAAAATTATTTCAACGCAATGGATGCCCTCATACAATTAGTGGCCAATGACGCTGCCTTGAAGTCTTCCTGGCAGAAAACTAGTGTAGTGTCCTGATCATTTCTTCTGTTATACTCATAACTTCGGATAAAGAGAAATTAACTTCACTCTTGCATCCTCTGTACGGAACTGCCAGACAATCTTCTTGCTTTCGTCATTCTTGTCG